TCTTCTTCCGGGACCTCGATTATAATAAGAACCCTTCCGGAACCAGGCACAAAATGTGTTCCTATGATCTTAGTATAATTATCCAACATGAAATGTTGATAATCAGCCTTGTCCATCATTAAATTAATCTCAATCAAGACCCTTAACCAACCTTTCCATATCTGGAATACGAGTCTTTGAATTCTTGCTTCCAAGCAATATAATTATCCGCTGACCAACATTGGTGTTTAGAACCATTACAAGGCATCCACCAGCCGGTTTTGTATATCCGGTCTTAGATAATAAGATATCAAGACTATTTGTAAGCGGATTGGTATTAGTTATTTTGATAGGCTTACCATTTGTAGGAATCTCGGCCGATGGCATGCTCGAGAGATGTGTAATAATGGGGTCCTGAGCAGCTATCAGTAATAGTCTTAGGAGGTCATTGGCGGTGCTGGTGTTTTCGGCCGAAAGTCCTGTAGGTTCTGAATAATGTGTACTGAACATTGCAAGTTCATTCGCACGGGCATTCATCTTATCTATACAATCTGGTAGATTGGTACACAATACCTGTGCGGCAAGATTATCTGATTTGACCAATGACAATATCAATAATTCTCTACGTGTCAGCGTTTTTACCTTCCTCGGGATACTGCTCTGCACTTCCCGCTTGGTAGGGATTTCAAGAGCCTCATCTAGATTTTGCTCAGAGGCAAGCAATCCAATCATTAGTTTGCTAATAGATGCGATTGGAAGAATAGCATCCATATCGTGTTCTTTGAGAACTACTCCTTCCGAATCGGCAATGATATAACTCTTTGCACTAAATTCAGGGACGACAAACCTAGGCTTCTTCTGTTTATTGGTTCGTGCATCAGCAGTGCCCACTATGGCAAATGTCAGCGCAAGAGTTGTAAGGAAAAATCTCATATTTTATTATACTATGATATAGGAGACTTGTCAAATGGCTTTATAAACAATGAATCCTTTAGGTGGAATTCATCATTTGGGCCAAGATTTCTTGTTATATCGGTATCCCATGTGGCAAGAATATTTGTTGATATAATGTAGAAGATTGTAAGTGATTCAGGATCAAATATATACTCAATCGTTCTATCTATTATTTTATATGGTATTATTGGCGTCGGCCTCTGTATTAGGGTCCATATCTTCCCAATACATGAATAGCGATCAAGAATCTTAAATTCCTCAATAGTGACTAACGAGTTATTTTTTAGAATAAGACTAATTTCTTTCACTTTGCATCATTTAGCCAGTCTGAAGTCCTTGCTCAGCTGGCTGCCACAATGGCCCAACAGAAACTCTGCCATAGGTCTCTACTGGTGCTGTAAGTGTAGTTCCGTCATCGAGTCTGAAGCTAATATGACCAGCACGATTATTATCGTACAGAAAATTATCTGTTACCATGACCATAAACGTTCCTATAGTATTATCTATAAGTATCATTCCTCTTGTGGTAAATTTTACACTTGCTGGATGCTCTGGATACCAATTAACAGAGATAATTTTATCAAGGTCCGAACCTGTGACCTTGAAATAGCTTGGAACACCATTGGTGATTACGATACCAACTATCCCTGATCCATTAAACGGTGATCCCGGTAATGAAAGTATTGATGCGATAGTTGTCATCGACTATTTATCGTAAAGGAAATGATCTCCTGTATCTATCCTTCAATTCATCTGAAATATACGAGATACGCATCTTTCCAGAAAGGGCTGGATTTTGAAGCTTAATAAGAGAAGCAGCCATGGAATTGATTTTTCCAAAGACGCGGATATATTCTTCTGTTATCCCCGATTCGCTATCTCCTTCAGATTCATAATCATTACCGAGATGGATAAAATCTGAGCCAAGAAGATTTAATTTACCAAGTTCAAACCCGGCCTCATCCCGTGTAAAGAGAAATTCAACTAGAACAAATTCTTTCATATCAATAAAAGTTTTCACATCGATTTTAAGTATATTTTAGTGTATAATTTATTACTTAATATGTCAACGGAATCAGCTAAATAACATAGCATTTAATACTTATGTCCCAGAATATTTATATCCTATCAGATTCAAAAACCAAACCACTTGCCGATCGAATCAGCAAACAAATATCTGTGAATGGAGTATTTGAATCTGAAGGGCTGGAACTAAATGAAACCGTATTATTTAATATGGCTAAAGAATGCCCAACCGAATATTTCTATGTTGTACTATCTTCAAAGGAAATAATCTTTTCTGAATCTGCGTTTAACTTTAAACCTCCGCATTGGGATAATGTTTATTTACATATGTGGAATAATGATCCGGTGGTAAGACTTTTTAATACCAAATTGGTAAAAAATAATCCATCTGCCTATACAGACAAAAAATTAATAGCAGGCGAGATAAAATTGAAGAAGTTAATCAGACCTATCTTTGAATATCCTTTATTCGATATTATATTTCTGAGCTATGATGAATTTACCGCAGATGAAAACTTTAGAAAATTAAAAACACGATTTCCACGAGCTAAAAGAATACACGGTGTAAAGGGTATTCGTGAGGCACATAAGGCCGCAGCAAAAATAGCTTCAACTTCTATGTTTTATGTTGTTGATGCTGATGCTGAAATTAATCCTGCCTTTACCTTTAATTCGCAACTCGAATACATTAACATCAACACGGTGTATATTTGGCATTCAAAGAATCCAGTAAATAATTTAGAATATGGATATGGTGGAGTGAAATTGTTCCCCACTCATGCGGTACTTTCATATACAGGTTCAGCTGTTGATTTCACTACTAGTGTGACTGATAATGTTAAGATAATACCCGAGATAGCAAATATCACCTGCTTTGATACTGATCCATTTTCAGCATGGAGAAGCGCATTTAGAGAATGCGTTAAGTTATCAACAGGCATCATAAATGGGCAACTTAGTCAAGAAACTAAGGAGAGACTTGATATCTGGTGTACAATCGGAAATGGAGAATTTGGCGATTTTGCTGTTGCTGGTGCTATCGAGGGCACAAGATTTGGTACCGCACATATAGGTCAACCGGATATGCTCCGGTTGATTAATGATTTTGATTGGTTAGAAAAGAAATTTAATTCTTAACAAAATTTCCCAAGAATATCTTCGACCATAATATTAATATCTATCTCTAATTTATCTGTCGAAATAAAAATTTTTACGTCGCGCATCTTCTTAAATGAATCTTCCATAATGTCCCATGAAACATTCTTATTCATTGGAATTGGATGTGTTATTTCATTTCCCCTAAGTTCAACAACATTCCCATCATAGTATTGAACTAGAATTTGTTCAATATATTTGGCAGGTATTTCTTTAGCGTCAATTTCTTTTACAATACGATCAAAAACAGAAGGTTTGCTGATGCGGGAAATGGCCTTATCTAAATTAAAATTGGTAGTTTTTTTAGACATTATACACATTCCTTTTTCTTCTTATAATAATCGGATGTGGCCTTAGACTTCTTTTGTTTTAGAAATAATTTTTCTTCCTCTGTCCATTTAGCTCTGGATTCGGTCCTTTTAGCATTTGTTTTATCTTTTTCTTCTTGTGTTTTATTTTTCTTTGTGTTCGATATCTTTAAATTGCGTTTCAATTTTTCTTCATCAGATTTAGTATTATATGTTTCTATTCTTTTTGTGTGGCTTAAGGACTTTTTCCCCTCTGTTTCAGATTTGCGAATATGTTTAACAATTCTAGCCATCCTTTTACTGAATTCATCTTTTTCTTCTTGTGTTTTATTATTAAAAGAAACTACTCTCTTATTATTCAGCAGATGCTTCTCCGCTTCCGACAAAGATAACATATATTCTTTCATCTTTAGGGATTTTTGTATCTTCTGTTCGTCTGTATCTTTAACACCTGCCCTACTAAATTTCTTAATTCCTGATAGTGGATCAACATAATTTCTATTTAGACATAATGGATTTTTTCTATTTTCTTTAATGAATTCTTGCTCTTTCCAATAATATGCATCAATAAAATCGGAATCAGTTTGCTCATATATAATTTCTGAAATAAAAGATTCCTTACCAAATTTTTCTATTAATGATTTTATATTTTTAGAACTTGTAAAATAATTAATCCAGAGATCTTCTTCCGGGGATAAACCTAAATTTACATTTCTACATCTTGACCCGAAATAAAATTCTCCTGTGAGAATATTTATTATTCTATATGTATATTCTGCCATGCTCATCTCCCGGCTACCTTTTATTTATATGAATAATGGCCGGATTAACCGGCCATTAAATGGTAGTACAGGTTAGGCTGCTGCCCTAGCTGCATCGCGTTTTAGCTTTGCGGCAACTTTAGCATCGAGAATAGTTTCAACCTTCTCAACCTTAGTTTCTGCTGCTTTACGTTGGTCGCGTTCTTTTCGTTTCGCCTTACGATCTTCAAGCTTTTCAGACTTTAGTTCATCCGGTGTTGCTGGACGGCCGCGGCCTGGCTTTAATTCGGGTGCAAGTTTGTATGCTTCTTCGCGTTTTGCAGATGCATCGGCTTCTAACAATTCAGCCTGAGAAATAAGACCCTTCGCTATACCTATTGGATCTCTCATTACTGATGCTACTGTTTCATCTACCGTTGTTGTAGACTCACGAGCCTGTTTGGCCTTGTATTCTACTACCTTATTGTCAATGGTTGCATTGATAAGTTCCAGTGGCACAGCTTGGCCGGGCAGTGGAAGCATCTTGATGTTCGATACAGGTTCCTTGCGTAAAAATCCGCGCTGGTGAAGAGCTGTCAGGCAATTCAATCCATCAGGGAATGTCCTACGATTCAGCACTTCATAGAAATCATTAGTTTCTACTGCTTCTCTGCTATTTAGACATTGAATAAGATAGTCGTGGTAGCTGTCTGGAAGGCGTTCTGTTTCGACAATCAAGCAACTTGAGTCATCATTTGGAAGCTTTCTAAATACAACGGCTACACGAACTCCGGTATTGGCGAGTTGCCCCGCATGTTTTTTCAATCCTTCGATTGCCATATTTTCTCCTTAAAGGCCGAGGCCCTTGATTATGCTGCAGATGTTTCTGCCTTTGTTTCTTCTTCTTTCTTCTGTGTGCTTTCAACATAAGCCAAGAATCCCGATAGCTTGTTGTAAGCGTCGCCTACTTGTGAAAGTTCACCGGCTTGGAATGCGCCGCGACGTGATGCCAAATCAACGATACGAGCAAGGAGTTGAAGATCAGCAATAGTAAGCTGAACTGTTTCCACTGTTGTAGTTGTTGGTGCGCCTTGCGCTGCGGTTACCTCTGTTGCTGATGCTGCTGGTGCTGCTACTGGTGCAGCCTTTGTCTTCTTTGTTGCCATTTTTATCTCCATGTATGGTTGGTTAGAGAGAATCATTCTCTGCTAATTTATTTATGACTTATGCCATAATATTCTTATTTTATTGGACGATAACTGGTTCTTTTTGATATTGTATAGGGTTATAACGTGAGAAAAGGGGCCAATGGCCCCTTTTCTATGCTGCTTTAACTCAGGTTTTACTTCTGACTATGACCGTCAACGCCAGGTTGTGGCATGATTTTTACCAATTCCGGGGGCCAATCAATGTAAAAAGCCCACTCCGGATCACGAATATGTATCGGCAAAGTCTTTCTTTTTGCTAAGATTTCGTAATACGTCGGTCTCTTCGGCACCTTCGTTGGAACAATCTTCGAATCATTACCCTTCTGGCTATTACATTCTTTACAGGATGCACAGACATTGGTCCAGGTAGTCTTACCGCCGGATGACCGTGGTACGACGTGGTCAAGTGTCAATTCAGACAACTTAACCTTTCCGTGCTGCTCCTTACATCTCCAAGTTGACTGAAGTTGGCAAGTGAAATTATCACGAAGATAGACGTTGGCGCGACTATACTTCAAATGCTTGCTCCATTTAACTTGTTCGGTAGCAATAATAATAGAAGGAACCTTCATCTCCAGATGCTGCGATCTGATAGTCCAATGCTCGTATTCTTTCAGGACACGAACCTTCTCAAGAAATACGAGACGCATAGCCACTTGCCATGCGACCACGGAAAGCGGTACATGGGATAGTGGGGTGCCATCAGCGTTTAATAGTAAAACATCGCTCATGATGATAAATATAGTAGGAGATACAAATATGTTTCTAAAAAACAAATACACAAAGTGGTATAATAACATTATACTCGATGCCGCAGCAAGAGTCAATAGGACGGGTTATTATGAAAAACATCATATAGTGCCAAAATCCATAGGCGGGACTAATGATAAGTCTAATCTTATTTATCTTACTGCAAAAGAGCATTTTATTTGCCACTTGCTTTTGACTAAGATGTTCATTGGGGAATATAAATCAAAAATGGTAAGGGCATTTTGGATGATTGCCACTATGGGTAACAAAAATCAACAAAGGAAAAAAGTTGGATCTAAGATTTATTGTAAGTATAAGGAGTTATGGTTACAGCATGGCAATCTAAATAAGCCAAAGACTGAAGAACATAAACAAAAAATGAAGAAGCCTAAATCTGAAGAGCATAAAAGAAAAATATCACTAGCAAGAACCGGCGTCTCAACTGGTCCTAGGTCCGATCGACAAAAAGAGGCTGCCGGCGCAATTTGGCGAGGTAAGAAAATGCCAACACACAAATGTGAACACTGTAATAAAGAAACTTCGTTACTCAATTATAGGAAATGGCACGGTGATAGGTGTAAACTAAAAATCTAGTTTACCTAAACCATGCTGGTGTTGCCAATTGGTTCAATAAATCCTAATTGACTATTTCCAGATATTTCCGGAATTCCGCAGGAATTCCACGAAGTTTCAGCGCCACCGCGTCCTCTGAGTTGACAAAGTCGAGGCGGATTGTATCAAATTCACTGCCGACATCGTGTCTATTATGCCCGACGGTAATATAGGTGACTTCATTATTACATAAACGATCAACCCAATCCTTGAAGAATATCTCTAAGATACGTTTCTTATCGGGTGCTGCTCTTACATCAAAGTATAACGAAATCTGATACATCAAGGTCCTTTGATGTATTTATCCCTCGTTCGATAGTGTCAATAATTTTAGGTTTATTGCCCGAATTGCGGCTAATGCATCACTTCTATATGTTTCCCGCTGTCGCACATCGTGCTCGTCTGTGCTCGCCCACGATTCTTCAAAAATACGGTCGATCGGTCCTTCCATACTGTGAATAGCCCCTAAGGGCAAATTAGGTATGGATTCTATTTCCTTAATTGCAAATTCGCCCATTCTGTTACGGGCAATAGTTCTAGCTATACATTCTATAAAGCTATCATCTGCAGGAATTAGATATGTAATCATTTCTTAGGAGTATGATCGATTAACCATTTGGTGATATTAGTCGATACTACCGAAGCATTTCCAATAACAAAGGATGAGACTTCATTCCAGTTGGCAATTACATATAGAATGACGATAACGAAGATAAGTTTTTTCATATTTTTCCTTTAACAACTACAAGACAAGAATGTACCACGATCATTATCCTTA